TCATCTGAGCACGCGGTGAGTAACCACCGCCAAATCCTCCGAAGCCACCGCCGAAGCGAGGAGGCATCGGCTGACCATAACCGCCACCCATGCCGTAGGGTGACGGGGGAGCAAATCCACCGCCAAAGCCTCCACCGAAGCCTCCGCCAAAGCGAGGTGGCTGGGGCATAGGTTGGGGTTGGCGTATCTGAGCTTGATGGCCGTAAAATCCGCCATATCCACCGCCATATCCACCACCATATCCTCCGCCAAAGCGGGGTGGCTGGGGCTGAGGCATGGGCTGAGGCATGGGCTGAGACATGGGCTGGTCTTTTGGCATCGGCATCGGCTCTTTAATCCTTTCCCTCGGTGGAGGGCGGCGCGATCCCGGTCGTATTAAATCCTCCATGTTGATGCCCTCGCCCGGAGGAAGAGCTGGCCCCCGTCTATACTTAGGCTGCGGCGGCTGATATCGCTCCGGCGGAAGGGGAGCTGGCCCCCAGGTCAGGGGTGGTGGTGGCGGCGGCGGCATAAATATTGACGTTGGCGGATCGGACGGAAAGATTGGAGAAGGACGCCCAGGCGGACGGGGATCGGGAATTTCATACCGCTCCCTTCTTTCGTCCGGCGCTGGCATTTCATACCGCCCCATGCTTTCGTCCGGCGCTGGCATGTCAGGAAGCGGACCCTTCCCCAATGGGTCAATGATTGGCGGGTTGCCTGGACCCTTGTAATTTACGCCACCCGGTCCCGGCAATACGCCACGAGGGCGCTCAGAAACCGCTCGTGGCCCGGTAGGGTTAAGCGGACCACCGACACCTCGATTTGCAGCCGCTTCCCTCATTCCGCTCATGCTAAAACCCGGATTAGGGGAAAAAGAAACCGCCGGCCTGGAAACCGCCAGCCTGGGTCGGGGGGAGTAAGGAATCGCCGGCCTGGCTTGATAAAATTGGCCTCGACCAAACGTCTGGGACGGACGAAACAATGCTGCGCGAGAGTTTCGGAATGGCGAAAAGTATTGCGAAGGTATCATCGTGGCAGCCCGTATGTCATTGCAGGCAATAATGTGCGGATTCTAGGCAAAGGTCAAACGCTTCTATTCGCGTTGCAAATTTTTGGTGATTGAATGCGCCAAACCTTGCTATAGCTATTGCGCCTGCTGCGCTTTCTATTTAGGGGGGTACGGGGGTCGCCCTAAAACTCGATCTGCCAGGGTTTTTCCGACCCAATAGGGTTCCTACTGTCACGCACGAGATCGCGTTAGAGGGCGCTACAGGGCGCTTGACGCGCCATAAACCAGGCAGGCGCGGGTCGCAAAGCCCTGCGTATCGGCCCTGCTCAGAGCCACGCAGCCTTGGCGCAACCAAAGCGCCACGCAAAAATTGCGTAACGCATTGATTTTGCTCGGATTTTTTCCAATTTAACATAATCTGCGCATTTTTTTAAGATTTTGAGGGGCGGGGCGGGAGAAGGGGCCAGAACGAAGTTGAGTCGGCAAGAATCTTAAACCGGCTTGGTTAATAGTCCTTGTCGCTTATATCCTTCTCAACCCCGAGCAGCTCGTTCAATCGATGCTTGATGTCGTCCTTCGTCATCTTCTGCAAGTCAGCATTGATGTTCAGGTTCTGGCTCCGATGGATCGTCAGCCCGGCGAGTTGGTTCAACTCCTTCACCGCGCTCACCGCTGCGTTGTACGCTCCGCTCTCGAAAGCCGTCTCCGCAATGTTCCACAACATAGCGCCCGTCTTCTGCGGCGTGATCGCATACTTCTCTCGCAACTCATCCTGCTTGACTCGGACCGCTCGCGTGACCTTCGGGAAGTCTTTGCCGTTGAGCATCTTTGTCGCTGCGGCAGCAGGGAATGAGAACCCGGCTCTTCGCGCTGCTTCTGTCTGCCCACACGCGCCTTCCGTGTAGTGCCACACGAAAGCCGCTTGCATGTCGGTTATGCCAGCCTCTTCGTCCGCAACAAAAGCTTGTGGCGTTTCTACCAGTTGCTTGCGTTCTTTCCTGGGCCTGCCTCGCTTTGGCTTTTCGTCAGCCATCCGCTCTCCTTCAACTTGTTGAACAACTCCCGCGCCTCTTCCTGCAGAAGAGGCGCTTGCCCTACGCTCTCGCGCTCATCTGAGTTCATCTGGAACCACACCTGAAAGTTGCGCTTTTCGCTTTCCGACTCGTCATACCAAAACTGTTCCACTGCGACTCCTCGCTCGACCAGGGTACCAGGGGCAGGGTACAGCGTCTCAAACTTTTCAAAAAACCTATACGCGCATTCACGCACCTTATAGGCCATATACCATATATATATTATTATTATTAAATTAAGGTACCCTACCCTACCCTGTTAATAAATATATACAAAACAATGACTTACAAAGATGGGTCAAAGGGTACCTTTTCAGGGTACCCTTCAAAAATCACCTCCCCAAGATCCACTGAACTTATCCGCATTGCCAACCTCCACTTTCGTGTAGTCGAGGTCGTAAACTTTCTTGCCGTTACTCTTTCGAGGCTCTAGCCCATTCGCAGACAATACCCTGCTCGCATCCTTAATATCCGGCATGCGCGGCTGGCTAATCCCGAGATCCCGCAGCAGTTTTGTCATCTGCACTGGCTTCGTTTGTGTGCTCTTAAAGTGAACGTGTTCGAGGATCAGATCCTCGACCGTGCTCTGGGTGCGGTAGTATTCGTTCGAGTCCTGCAGCATCTCTCGCTGCTCGTGATTCAAATACCAGTTGGTGTTCGGGTAGAGCGTCTCCTTGACCTCGGCCCAGAGCTGCTGCATGTCAATTCCGTGGTTGGCGTTGATCGCAGTCACTGGCACAACCCAGAACCTTCTGTTACCGCTGGTATCAGTTAGGAACTCACGCGCATTGACGCTCGCGTAAAACGCCGTGCGCCGTTGATAAGTCGTGCTGGCTCGATCATAGGGCAGGCGTAGCTCGTCGTTCTTCTTGGTCACGAAAGCCTTGAGCTGGTCGATGTCGCTCTTCTTAAACGTACTCTCGATCTCGCCCAGCTCCACTATCCAATGGCTCACCGCCTGCTTCACGCTGTCTTTGTCGCTCGGGTTGAGCGTAGCGCCCTCTAGTAACCAGCCTTGCTCGTAGTCCGCCAGTCGCTTAAACCAAAGTGTCTTGCCCAGCCCTTGCGCCCCCTGGAACACCAGTATGCCCTCCAGGGCTACGCCATTTGGTTCACACACCGCTGCTACGCAGGAAACCAGCCACTTCGTCATCAGCATCTCTTTCAGCGGCTCGTTCGTGCTGGTGATGGTCGCCAAGAACTCTTTCAGCCTGCTCTTGCCGTCCCATGGCTTCGACTCCATCCACTCTTTGACCGGGTTGTACTCCCGCGCCAGGAGTTTAAGATAGTCGCGCACCTTCTGGTGTGGCACCCCGATCTGAATGCAGCGATCTTCGATCTCGATCAGCGCACTCTCATCTCTCATGTCAGCGATGAACTCGGTGTGCGGGATGATGATCTCCATATTCTTCTTGATGACGTTGTAGCGCACATCAATCTGATTCACGGTCAAAACGCCGCGCACATTGTCCTTGGTGTTTAGGAATCGCCCCTTCTCAGTTTTGTTCCAATCGTACTCGACCGGCACTGCCACGTTGTTTAACTCGGGCATCAACTCGCCCTCGATGGCGTGGTCGTTGTAGTCGCCCTTACTCTTCGGCATCAACACCTCGGCTTGTGCGCCGATGCGTTTCACGACTTGGGCGGCTTTGATCGCCTCCTGCTCACCGGTGTTGCTGTCATCAAAGTCTGCAATAAAGACGTGCTTAGCCTGGGGGAAGTAGCCGCTGATGGTCTCGGCGACTGGTGATAGGTTGAAGGCATCGAAACAAACCACGACTGGCTGTCCCATGTCCTCGAAATAACTCGCACCCGTCGCGTAGCCTTCAACGTAGTTGATNGTGTGCGCCTCGCGCATGGAGTTTGGATCGATGACAAAGAACGAACCCTTCTTCTTTGTGCCAGGTAGGAACTTCTTGCCGCCATCCCCGTCGATGAACTGCAGCCCAGCAATCTTCAGCCTTGCGTCGAGCACCGGGATGACCAGTCTGTCGCCCTGTTGTCGCAAACCGTGGCTGGTGACGTTCTTCTTTTGTAGGTATGGGTTATCGTCTGTGGCTTCTGCGTAGCTGTCCCAAAGCGCTTTGGCCTTCTCTGCAGCCTGCGCCTGGCGCGCCTCTCTTTCTTTCTGTGCCTGCTCGCTGAGCTGCCTGATCTGCTCACGCTGCTCTGGAGTCATCTGGTGGCGCTCTGAGTTCTCTGGCTTCCACTTCGCAATCGGCTCTTCGTTGCTGATTGTGCGGTCACCGCAGCGACCAAACGGAACCTCTTGATCGAGCCACACCTGGTACCAGCCAACAAGCTTCTGTTTTCCGCCTACATCCATGTAGGCCCGACCGACATCGCCACCGATCACTAAACCCTTCTGCGGGTCTGGCTTCATGCCGTTCTCTGCCAAGAAAACCTCAAAGTCGGCGCGTATGTCTCCGCTCAACGGTCGGCTAAAATCTTTTCTACCACCATCATCTATTATTAAGCTCAACGAAAAATTCATTATTAAGCTCAACGAAAAATTCCTTGCATCAATTTCTCCAACATGTGCATAATAGTACAACTTTTTGCAGAACCACAAGGAAAAGCGATGGCACTTCTAGTAAGCGAAGGTGGCGGGGGCGATTTTGAGCAAGTCCCGACTGGCACCCACAACGCAATCTGTTACAAGCTGGTTGACGCCGGCACAACTCTAAATGAATACCAAGGCGAAGTGAACAAACGTCACAACGTCTTCATATTCTGGGAGCTGCCGGACCTGCGAATGGCAGATGACCG